AGCTACAAGATGCATAAAGAGTTATTCGCTCTTCGTAAGAACGCCGACCCCGATATCGACCACACAACTTCATTGCAGAGCAATCTTGTTATCATAGAGGGTGGCTACCGTGGTGCCGATGCACTGGCCCGGAAGTGGGCGGCAGACTGGGGTTGCCGCTGCATTACCGAGAAGGCGGATTGGGAGCAGTATGGCAAGAAGGCTGGCCCTATTCGCAACCGCGAGATGATGAAGCACAAGCCAGACTTGGTTCTGGCCTTCCCCGGAGGTGACGGCACCGCCGACATGATCAGCGTGGCCGAGGAAGCAGGCGTTCCAGTAAGGAGAGTAACATGACTGACGAACAATGGGATACATTACTGCCCGGCATGAGGACCGAAATCCTGACCCGTGGCGAAAGCTTGATTGGGAATAGTGTTTATACCCTATCGAAAGAAAAATTCTACGAGCTTGCTGACAAGGTGTTGGACAGTATTCTGAATGACTCTACCCCTAGAGGGTTTCTTGATATCGAGCGGATGCGGCAGGCGGTTCAGGAATACGACGACGCAATGGCGGCCAAGGCGTCGATGGAGGGGTAGTCGTGGCCTACTTGGTGGAGCTATTTGTATGGGCTTGGGTGTGCTGGGGCGCTATCTGTCTGATCAGGGCCCACCGCGACCGCATCGCCCTGAAGAACAAATATTACGTCCACGCCACCGGGATAAATGAGACAAGAGCGGTCTGGACTCCAAAACACGCGCTCTACCTGATGTTCTTTCGTAACCCGATCCAGTTGTACGGTCCTTATATCCAGTCGGATACGAAGCTTACGAACTTCGACCGCCGCTGGTGGAAAGTCTACCATCAGGTCTACCAGATACTTGATCGGGAACAAAAGCGGCTGGTCAGGAAGGCGATGTTCAAGATTGGATTTACCCTTGAGGGCGCTATCGAGCATGTCACCCGCATAGACGTTGACCTGTTGATAGGAGAGGAAAATCCGTATCCGGTCCCTCCCGCCTTCTCCATGCTGGCAGCCGCTTCCGAGTATGAAGAAATCATCTCGATGCAGGAGAGCGTGAAATGAGCATCTTCATGACCCACCCAAACGAAATCCTGAGAGTCGAGGAGGGCCTCTTATTCCAGACCGACAAATGGAGAGATTTGTATAAAGAGGAGCTTGGCAAATATAAGCTTCTAACCCCCGGCCAACGGGATGACATCAGAAGCTTATATTTGGATCGTGAGTGGAAATCGTTGAGGAGCGGCAGCTTTGACCTCAATAATGAGTATGATGAAATCATGCAGGCCCAAGAGATAATGGACAAACTGACGACATAATCATGTGAGACATATTGGGTCTTATGAAAGAGAGAGGGAGTTACGCCGTGCCGAACAAATTTACGATCAGAAGTGACATAGACAACGAGGACAGTGATGTTGTGGTTTGCATCCCCGTCACCGACCCGCTGAAGTTTGACGACAATCTGATCGGGCGTTGCTCCAAGTGCAATATTCCGGTCCAGTTTCGTCCAACCAGCCCAAAGAAACCTCCGAAGATTTGCTGGGATTGCGCCGCCCCCGATATGGAGCGGGAGCTAAATGCTGGCAATCTGGAAGTTGCGGTGAGCGACAAAGCCCGGGAAGATATCATGGAGTATCTTTCCAGAAAGATGAGGCACTGATGGCCAAGGAAGCATCAAAGAACCAAATCCTATTGGAACATATGGCGGAATTCGCCCGCTTTGCCTTCATGGATACGGGCCAGATCATCCCGATGTGGCTGTTGCAGGACGCGGATGGCAAAATCCAGCCCGTCCTGACACCCTTCCATGAGGGTGAGCCAAAGGAAGTCTACGCCAAGGCCGTCAAGGCGGCCCTGAAGGAGCATAAGGCCGTGCGCTATGGCTTCATGTCGGAGGCGTGGGCGGTTTCGATCAAGAAGGGCCACCCCGACTTCAATAGGGCCGATAAGGTCAAACCCTCTACCCACCCCGACCGGCGCGAGGTTATCAAGCTGGTGGTGGAGGACGATCAGGGCAGCTTCCTGATTGGCCAGTACTTCATCCTGCGCCCCGAGAATGGCGCGGCGCGGCTGTCTCCGTTCATCCAGCCCGAGGGCTTCGACGGCATGGGCGGAACCTTCGGAAATATGTTTACCAAGGTATGATTTACCAGATATGGTGGCCCCGATTTGGCTCGTGTCCAGATATGGAGAGAGGGATCACCATGGTTACAATCCTTGAGGATATGCACCAAGCTCATAAGGCTCGCCAGCTTCGCATCCAACAAGCCGCCTACCGTGAACTGACCGCCACATCCTCCGGGATAGACATTGTAGAGCCTGTCCCGGAGCCAGAACCAGAGCCGCCGATAGCAGTTATCGAGACAAGAGTACCCGGATACGCCTTTAATATCGTCCTGAGGGAGATTTGCTCCCATTTCAACGTCCGCCCCGAAGACCTTTTAAGCAACAGACGCCTCAATAATATCTCATTGCCTCGCCACATTATGGCGTACCTGCTTTGCAGACTGACCAAATACAACACATATCAAATAGCCCCGAAAATGAATCGGGACCCCGCGACAATCTTCTATGCGTTCAAGAAGATTGAGGGGGATTTAGAAAGGTATCGGGAGCACCTTGATATCCTTGAGCCGAAGCTGCGCGGCTTACTACCGCGACCCTGAAACCAACGGAGGAAAATATGCTGATTGAAAGTTTGGGATGGTTCTTCATGGGCGCTGGCGTCATGATGCTGGTGTTCGCCGTATCTAGAATTCTAGCGTTGAGGTCGAGCACCAAGAAGTTCGATGCCATGATCAATCAACTCAAGGAGATATCCAAGACGCTGGAATTCGGCACGGAGCACCTTGATGGTAATCTGGCTGATCACCTGAAGCCAGAAGTAAGCGAGCTAACCTTCCGCGATAGGTACGGGGCGCTCTGCACCGTCAAGATCATCATTGACCCGCGATTGGACCACGACACCACTTCCAGAATTGAGGAAGATGGCAATAGCAGCGTCCAAGAGTTTGTTTTCTCCACCAAGGCGGTAGAGGAGATGCGGGCCAAGGGCGTCGAGCCAGATGAAGCCGTCACCAGTATCCTCAAGGCGAGCGGGAGAATGCTATGAGCAGCCTATCGGAATACATCAATCAGATTAACACCAATATGCGCCAACACGGGCAGAGGTGGGCTTCCCAAGAAGAGATAGAGTTAGAGAAGGCGAGGACGCAAATGATGCAGGCCCTCCAATCACAGCAAAATACCACCAACAGCGTCTACCAATCCGGTACCAGCGCACCCAACTGGGGAGGTGGCGGCGGCACGACTGGAGGGGTGTGGACCAGTACCCAAGCCGGAACAGGTGGCGGCGGAGCATATGCGCCACCAGCATCTTTTCCAACATTCCCAACCCTGCCGACCCCGACCGGCACCAAGTTGCCGGTTCAATTTACGGATGCCTTCGGCCACGTCACCTCAATCATGGTGGACTCTGCCTACATTGGAGTTCTTAACTTCATCAGCCATGCCCACAGGAATTCCACCAGCGATGCGTATAAAATCTCGACCAGACCATCAATGGACGATGGTGAGTTTTCCGAAGAAGAACTAGAACGCGCCCAAGTTATCATTGACGAGCTTGGTGCAAAGCCAAAAGCCGAGGCCCATGGATAGAACACCAACCGGACTCCCAGTCAGGAGTAACGAGTACCAAACTCTGGGTGCGCAGATTAAATATATGCGCGCCCAGATGCGTCCGTTCATGACACAGCAGCAGCTTGCTGATCGGTCTGGAGTAAGCCTCTGCACCATTCAGGCGATAGAAGTAGACCGCACAACGGCCTGCAACCCACAGATTATGACGCTGAAGAAACTGGCTCACGCCATGGACTGCCGCGTCTTTGTCACCATGAGGCCTAGGAAAGAGAAGAAACCATCTCGCGCGTCAGGGGGGTTCCCGCTGGAATATCCTGAAGCGCCTGACCTGCCAAAACGGACTCATAAAGCGACGGGGCAAGCCCGGAAGCGGGCCTTATCGAGCGTACGTTCTTATCTGAAAAACTATCGCCGCAGAGCATATCACGAACAACATAAAGCGACTTCCGAAAACCGCGATTTGGGCTTATCGGAGTTTGAGACGGACGAGTAGCTTCCCACGCCTCGCGGCAAGCCTTCACCATCGCAGCAAACTCGGCAGGCTCAAGACTAAAACCAGCGTCAGGACCACCACTGTTGCGATCCAAAGTGATGTGTTTCTCGATGATGCAGGCCCCGAAGGCAACAGCAGCAGCGGCAACGCCAACACCCAAGCTATGATCGCTAAGTCCAACCACATGATGACCTCCACGGACCCCGGCGAGGGGGCCAAGAGCGGGAAGATTGGCGTCTTTCGGTTCTGCTGGGTAGGAAGATACGCAGTGCAGCAGAGCAAGGTTATTCAGATTGCTGCAAACCTGACGAAACGCATCAACGGCTTCTATTATTTCTTCTCTGGTCCCCATCCCCGTTGAAATGATCATAGGAAGCCCGGTGCTTGCAGCCTTACGGATTAGTGGCAAGTCAGTTAACTCGAAAGAAGCTATTTTTATTGCCGGAAGACCCAATTTCTTCAGGAAATCCACGTCCTCCAAGGCAAAGACAGACGAAAACACGGTGATGCCCTGCGTTACGGCGTAAGCAGCTAGTCTCTGGACCATCTTGCGGGTGGTTTCCGCCTCTTTATACAAATCATGAAGCCTGCGACCGGCCCACGGACCGCCTTCAATGGCGAATTCGTCCCCAGCACCATCGAAAGTGAGGGTGTCGGCGGTATAGCACTGCAATTTGACTGCATCGGCCCCGGCAGCTTTCGCGGCGTCGATCAAATCGTAGCCAATCTTGCTCTGGCCCATATGTTCGCCAGAAATCTCGGCAATAATGTATGGCGGGAAGCGTGGACCTATGTTTCGACCATCAATTATCATCTGCAATCTTCCCGGTAGCCTCCGAAATATCCAGATCATTCTCTCTAATGCGCCTCAGGAGCATTTTTGTCCGCTCTGGGGCGTGCTGGAGAGCAATGCGAAGGATATCCATCCAAAGGATATTGTTGTCTGACCTTACACCCTCGATATATTTGATCCAGTCCGGCATCACCTTTTCCTCCGTAACCTGCCAACAAGCTCCTCAACGTCCGGTGCGGTCTTGTGCAGCGAGCACAATTCCAACAAAATCAGAGACTCCTGCACCTTCTCAACGCCATCAAGACGAATGTTCTGTTTCAGGGCCCTTAGCTCATAAAGCGGGCGCATGTATCCACGGGTGAACGGTGGAGGTACTTCGATATTCATATCCTTGGCTATCAAACCGGCCCAGCAGTAGTAACTATGCTCGCAGTCCTGACGAACTGTCGGCGGCTCGACCGGTGCCCCGAATGTCTTGATATAGTGGGTGAGGATTTTTGCGTATGACCGTATATCATCGATCACCTGCGGGGCCTTGCGAAGCTGCTCAATGGCCATGGCGGCGGTGACTTCTGTCATTCTCATGTTCAAACCAAGGATGCCGCCCCGCATCTCGCCATGGTTCATGGCCTCTCTCAGCTTGATAGAAAGGTCAGGGTGATTGGTGACAACGACTCCCCCTTCTCCAACCTGTATCTGCTTGTGGACATTGAGCGAAAACACCCCCGCATGGCCAATGGTACCGGTGTATTTTCCGTTTTCCTTGGCGAAGATGGCCTGAGCGTTGTCCTCGATCAGGTATATATGGTTTTCGTCGCAAATCGCTCGCAGTTCGTGTAGTCTGGCGGGATGACCGAACAGATTAGTGACAATTACCGCGACAGTTTTTGGAGTTATGGCGTTAGCCACCTCTACTGGATCAAGTCCGAATGTTTCTTCCTCAATGTCCGCGAATACGATTTTGGCTCCGAGAAGTTTCGGGGCCGCAGCGCTGGCGGACATAGTGTATGGAGAAACGATTACCTCGTCGCCAGCCTGTATCTCAATAGCCATGCACGCCGCTAGTAGCCCCGAGGTGGCGCTGTTGACCGCTACAGCGTGATGAACTCCGAACGTCTCGCACCACATATCCTCTAGCTTACGGCACATAGGCCCGCCATCGGCCTTGCTGCCGATATACCCCGACAGCGGGGAGTGGTCGTCAGAGGCTTCCATGATGGTGGTTGAGGCTGCGTACACCTCCTTGCTGTCAATCGTATTGAATTTGGTCAAAGCATCCTCCGAAGATCATCAACCGAAAGGAACTTCGGATTGGTGTCTGACGAGTACTGCACAACTTTGGCATTACTGGGGCCGCCATTGAGAATGAAGCGGTCGTGGGCTTCCATTGCCAGATGGACTTCATCGATAGTCAGAAGAACCTCATGCAGCTTCTCACCGGGGCGTATGCCAGTGAAGACATAATCCTCTCCGGGGGCAATAGCTTCTGCCAAGTCCATGATGTGCATGGATGGTATCTTGGGGATGAAGATTTCCCTGCCGTGCATCATGTCGATTGACGACAAGACGAACCACACGGCCTGATCCAATGTCATCCAGAACCTTGTCATCCGCTGATCAGTGATAGTAAGTGGCTTATTCTGGGAATGCAGCGACTTAAACAGGGGGACGACGCTACCGCGACTACCGACCACATTGCCATACCTAACCACGCTGTACTGAGTGCGGCCAGCAGATAGATTGTTAGCGGCGACGAATATCTTCTCGGCTGCGAGCTTAGTCGCTCCATACAGATTGACCGGATTAACAGCCTTGTCCGTGGAAAGAGCCATGACTTTGGCAACCCCAGTCGCCATCGCTGCTCTGCACACATTCTCTGCTCCATGAATGTTAGTCATAACGGCTTCAAATGGGTTATATTCGCAGGTAGGAACGATCTTCATGGCAGCGGCGTGGATCACCACGTCTATGCCGTGCATGGCCATCTCAAGGCGTTCCCGGTCCCTGATATCCCCAATAAAGAAGCGCAGCGCCGGGTTATTGAAGCGGCGCTGCATTTGCTCCTGCTTCTGCTCGTCGCGGGAGTATATCACCAAGCGGTTGAGGGACATTGGTAACAACAGCCTGACCATTTCGTTACCAAAACTGCCGCTGCCGCCCGTTATAAGCACCGATTTATCGGTCCACCAAGTCATCGAACGGCCTTCCCTTGAATGACGCCACCTTCCAGTTCCTGCCCCTTGGACATGGCGTGAAGCGTCTTGTCCCAAGCCTGTAGAACCTTCTCCAATTCAGGCTTTTTGTGGGCGAAGCAGGTGTTGTGGCTCCCGATGATCAGAACGCCGTTCTTGGCCATCTCCTGAATGAAGATGGACTGCGTCTCCTTGGTGTCGAACCTGATGCGGTTTAGCTCGACCGGACCATAGAGTTCGATACGTCCTATCATGTTGTGTTCGCTGATCTTTGGCATAATCTCGGAACGCAGATATCTACCAATGAAATTGAGATAGGCCGGGACCTTCTCTCGCTCCAGCTTATCAATGGTGGCGATGGACGCCGCCAAAGACAGGGCCTCACCGAAGAAGGTACCCGAGTAGCTAATCTCGGGCATCCGGGACATGAACTTCTTCTTCCCGACCAAGGCGCTGATCGGCATACCGTTGCCCATGGCTTTACCGAAAGTTGATAGATCGGGTGTCACCCCAGTAACACTCTGGAGCCCACCTATCCCGCAGCGGAAACCGGTGATGATTTCATCGAAGATCAGGACGATGCCGCGATCAGCACAATCATGGCGGATCGTCTCAAGTTGCTCGGCAGTGAAGAATTCAGGCTCTATGATGTAGGCGGCTATGCTGGTTTTATCAGAAACATCATCGATGAACCGGTAAGACAGGTCTTGGATGTGGAGCGGTATTCCGGCTCCGCGATCCGGCGCAACCGACATGCTCCAGTCATGCCAGCCGTGGTATCCGCCGACTATTACCTTGTCTCTTCCGGTTACATGGCGGGCCAGTCTGACCGCCGCCGTGGTTACGTCTGAGCCGTTCTTGCCGAACCGGATCATCTCCGCCGAGGGAATATGGCGTCTAAGACGAGACGCCAGTTCCGTTTCCAGATGGGTCGCCAAGCTGAAAGAGATGCCCCGGTCCAACTGGTTTCTAATAGACTGATCCACGTCAGGATCACGATAACCAAGAATGTTAGGGAGCAGACCGCCAACAAGATCGACATAGTCATTTCCATCAACGTCATAGCAGTACCCTCCGTCACCATGGCTGAGGAACAGCGGCGTCACCCCCTCCGGGAACATCAGCTTGGACTTGGAGAAGGTCTGGGCCCCGAGTGGTATTAGCTCTTCCGCCTCTGCCAGCATCTTTTTTGACGTGGAATAGGACCGCTTGGTGTCCATATCCGCCAACATTCCGTCATAGAACCGCTCATTGCGGCTTAAATGGGAGTTCAGAAGGCGCAACGAAGGCTCTTGTTCGAGCACTTGCAGGATTTGCAGATAGCTGGGAGAGTATGGCCAATTAAAGTTTCTGGATACCTGCTTTAGGAATTCGTAGTCTTCCGGGCTGTCGAGCACCCACCTTTCAGATACAAGACCGGGAATAGGACACGTAAGGTTAGCCCCACTAATGCGCTGGCGATTACGCACCATAAAGCGAGTAACAGTGTCCCGATCAGAGGGGCGTGTTGCCTCCTTGTCTGCAAGCTGTAACGCAGCCTTCGTAAATACCTCGACATCCAGCCCGTCAGGATAAGTCGGAGGATCAGTATTCGTCGCATATTGAACATCCATGGTTTTGCGTAACTGGACGACTTCGCTGATTACCCTGCTATCCAGAAAGGGGCAATCACAGGTCAGCCTGATGATAACATCGGCCCCCGCTTCCTCCACAGCGCCGACATAACGGGATAGAACGTCAGTCTCGGAGCCTCGATAGTAATTTTCACGGTTGGCTTCGCACCACTGTACGATGGCGTCGTCCGACTTGTTGGTGGTGGTGGCAACGACCACATCATCAACGCCAATGGCGGCTCTGGCGGCGGTAACTACCCAGTGGATGGCTGGCTTGCCCATTATCCGCTTGAGGACTTTCCCCGGAAGCCTCGTAGACCCCATCCTTGCTTGGCAGATTGCTACGGTTTTCATTCTAGGCCCGCTTTCTTTCTTGCTTCTATGACTTGGTAGAGAGCGGCAATACCATCCTCTGCGGTGGCCAGAGGGGTTTGATGGACCCCGCACATGACTGACATTAGGAAGTACTGCATTTCATCGGAGTAGTTTTGGTCGTAGGTGTCGGTGGCGGATAGGTCTTGCCACTTCTTTCCATTCACGTCGCGGCAGAAAACGTTGCGCTGCACCAAATCGACGTAGATGGCTCCCTTGGAGCCTTCAATGAAGAAGTGGCGCTGTTCGGGATCGGAATAGTAGTCGGCCTGAATGAAGACGTGCTCTTTGACGGACGGATACTTCATGGAGATGATGGCGGCCCGCTCGTCGGGTCCAAGCGTGCAGTTGACAACCTTGCCGCCCGGACCAAGGAGATGGTTAGCAATGTCCAATTCGTGGGAGCACCAGTTATGGAGGATGCCGTCACGAAGGTAAGCTGGCTTCTCGGTCTTCTGGTTTACTGTAAAGCTGGCAAACTGGATATCGCCAATCGACGGCATCAACTCTTTGGCTCGCTTGACGCATTCATGGAAGCGCAGGTTGAACCCGGTCGCCATGATCCTGTTCGCCAACTTACGAGCAATTTTGACAGCGGTATCCAGACCGACTGGATCGTTATAGCCAAACGGCTTCTCACAAAGAAAATGGCCGCCGTTATCAAGGGTGTCGTAAATGTCCAGATTGTGGTGCTTGCTTGGCGAGCAAATTATGATTGCGTCTGATCCGCGCGTTAATGCGTCACGATCCATGGGGTTGTGCCCGCAGGCAGGATCGTAATAATTTGCCACATGACCAAGCTTGCTTATGTTGGCACAGTGTCGCTTCCCGATGGAGCCGTATCCCAGAACACCGATCCTCATAGCGTTGGCCACCCTGCGGCAATGTTCTTCTTAAGGACCCACACAGCCTCGCCTTCGGCATAGACGCGCTTCTGAACCAGCGAATAACTTGGGTTAGCCAGCCAAAGCTTGGAGTGATCCATCTTGTAGCTGAACAGGCCGTCGCGGTGATGGTATGGAACCTTGTGGGGGTATTCCGGATCGAAGTCTTGGATTACCAGATAGCCACCATCATGGAGGGCGTCATCTGCATTCCGGACTATCCTGTGCAAGTCTTCCCTGTCGCAGAGATACAGGCAGAAGCCAAACATGACCAGATCAAAGCCGCTAAGGACGCCATTGGTTGCTGTCCCTACAAAAAAGTCTATATTCGAGTAAGCCTGTCTTGCGACTGTAATGGACTCGTTAGAGGGATCGATACCAAGTCCACGGCAATGGAAGCTGTTAACTATCTCAGCTATGTTAAAGCCTAGGCCACAGCCAAATTCCAGCGCATATGTTGGCTTGATCCTCAAATCCATCAAGATGTCCAGAATGACGGGCTGGCGAAGCTTGTGAGAGTTGCGATGATGCCAAGCGTCACCCTCGCCTTCTAAGAAGACATCCTCTTGGTGTCCCATGACGCTCCCTCGTTTTTCAGCACAAACATGAAATTAGGTGAGCAGGCATAATGCTCACCCAACGTAGGCATTTGTGAGGCAATGGCGTTGATGGGGTTGTTGTAGTCGGGCTCCTTATCCTCGTCAGCGCATATCTTGGCATAAAGCACACGGGACGCGAGATAGTAGAAGTTACCAATATTCTCGACATACTCGGTGGTTAGCAATTGGCCGCTTATGGTGGACAGAAACTTGCTGATTTCGTCCTGCACAAGGTACCTGTTGTGCCAAGGGGCCTTGATTGCTGGTAATCCAAGACCTGCGCGGAGGGCATTCAGATTATCGAGGCCGTCCTGAATATTCTCCACCAAGATCAGTCGCCCCTCGGGCTTTAGCATCTTCCGCATCTCAAGGATGGCTACTTTCTGCTCTTCCCAGTTAGCCAGATTGATCAGGCAGCGCGAAGAGATAACAACGTCATAATTCCCGACGCCAAGGTCCGGGTTGCGAGAAAGAGAAAGAACGTCACCCTCTAAAAATCCAAGATTGCCGCGAACAAGCTTTTTGGCCTGCTCGATCATCATGGGCGAGAAGTCCACGCCTATAACGTCCGACTCTGGGAATTTATTGGCAATAACCCGGGTGCTATGGCCATTACCGCAACCAACATCCAAGATGTCGTCATGCTTCATCGCTCTGATGGCGCGAGTGATGCTTTCTATCTCCAGCTTACGGTAGTGGGTGTCGGTATTGGTTGCGGTTTCAGAGGCCCCGTGTTCCTTGGCCTGATTGTCCCAGAAGGCCTTAACGTCACCCTCATTTCCCGGCGACTTTGAGCGGGATGACTTTCGCTTTGTTGTATTTGCCATGGTAGAGCATGTCCTCTGGTTCGCCATTAAGCAGGAAGTAGTTAGGCAGGACGGCCTCTTCGATAAACCCTGCCCTGTTCAACACAGCCCTCATGCTGCTGTTGGATCGCATACAGCCCGCCTCGACCTTGCGGACGCCCTCCTCGAATAGATAGGTAGTGACAGCATCCCACGCCTCGACGCCGTAGCCGCTACCCCATACCCTATGGTCACCTATCATGATGCCAAGGTTGGCGGTCTTGTTGCTGACATTGCGGTTCGAGGTTATGGAGCCGATGATGTTGGCGCTGCGCCTTATCTCCCAAAGCTGGTTATATTCGCCATCAACCTCTCCCTGATTGAAGGAGGTGATGTAGTTGCGCTGCGTCTCGACGGTGTGCTCAAGATGGCGCTGTTCGCTGTACTGCACGACCTTGGTGTCGGTAAGCCAGCGAAGGTAATGGTCAACGTCCATGTACTCGTGCATCAGCGGAGGGGATAACGTTAGACGCGCCGTCTTGAGTGTGGGGGTGTTCAAGGTCTTTGCCCCCTCAAAGAAACAAACTCCACATGGGATAGAGGGCAGGCATAATACTTTTCCATATTTCCCGTGTTGGAGGCTTTCTTTTCCACCAAAAACCAGAATGGCTTGCTGGCCAGCCAGATTATGGCTGCGTTCTTCAGGTTCTTGCTGACGGAAATATATGCCGACACACTTGACCCAGCCCGCTCGACAGCAGCCTTATTGGAAACAAGGGCGTAGTCACCAAAGGGCCAATCGCCCGGCCCGGAGAAGTCCACACCCAAGCCCTTAACTTCCAGCCTTTTCTTCGTTATGATAAAGATATCGCCTTCATCGAGGTATCCATCCAACTCGGATGCGGTTGGCGCATACCCTACTTTGGGTATCTCAATTGAGGCTCCGTTAGCATGGAGATGCTCTGCTACTGCAAATACTGAAGCGGATGACTTCCCAAGCCTGTCTAGAAATTTTGAGTGTTGAGTGCTCATTTCTTTTGGGGTTTCGGTAGTTGGCTGATGGCGTGCTCAAACAGGTTAGCCATGTTGGTGAGCAGAAGCCGCATATGTTTGGCGTTGGCGTCGAAGTCCCCAGAGGCCCTGCGGGCGTCCAAGGCTTCAAGCACTTCTTCCTGAAGTGCCAGCAGTTGGTTCTTATTCATGACTGGCCTTTTGCAATAAAGGCTTTCCAAGCGGCGTTCTTTTTGGCTGCTAGCTCTACACGCTTCTTGCAGGCCTTCACATGAAGGTAATGAAGACGAACACACTCCCGATACTGGTTGTACCAGTCCTTGTTGGCCTTACTAAAGGCATCCCGTAGTTCTTTTTTGGTCATTGACACCCCCCCCTACCTACCAAAAAATCATCAAAACCCAATCTGTCTCAGCAGGTTGGCAAAATTAAGGCAGGCAAGCTATATTCGGCTTATGAGCGAAGTTCTTCTGCGATCAGAGAAAATCCAGCGGGTGACCCTTGCGACCCGTAAGCTTCGTGAGAAGCTGGAAGCCAAGGCCTACGAGGGTGACCTTATCTCCTTCGTCCGCTACGTCTGGCCGATTGTCGAGCCCGCGATCCCGTTTGTGGAGGGTTGGGCCCTGTCCGCCATTGCCGATCATCTTCAGGCAGTGACAAGGGGCGAGATACGAAGGCTTCTCATAAACGTCCCTCCCGGCTTCTCAAAAAGCCTGTTGACGGACGTGTTCTGGCCAGCATGGGAATGGGGCCCCCAAAACCACCCCTCATACCGCTACGTCTGTGCTTCCTACTCAAATCACCTCACTGAGCGTGACAACATGCGTTGCCGGAACGTGGTGATGAATGAGCGATACCAGCGGCTCTGGGGCAACCGGTTCCGGATATCGAATGAGCAGTTCACCAAGGTCAAGTTTGCTAACGACAAGACCGGCTGGAAGCTGGCTACCTCCACCGGGGGTATCGGCGTCGGTGAGCGCGGCGACAGGTTCATCATCGATGACGCCAATAATACCATGCTGATGGAGTCTGAGGCTGTCCGCTACACCACCAATATGTGGTTCACGGAAGTCGTCCCAGACCGCCTGAATAACCCAAAGGAAAGCGCCATTGTCGTTATTCAGCAAAGGCTCCACGAAGAGGACGTTTCCGGCGTGGCTCTGGATCGTGATCTTGGGTACACCCATCTGTGCATTCCTATGGAGTATGTTCCTCATGGGTTTGTTAACGGATATGACGCGGATGGCAAAATCCGAACCTTCGACACTTGGGACCCAGAGGCTGAAAAGCCGGTAAAGCTGTTCTGGAAGGACCCCCGCACCGTCGAAGACGAGCCAGCTTGGCCTGAGCGCTTCGGCCCCGAGCAAATCAACGAAATAAGGAACGCCAAGGGCCCGTACGCATGGGCCGGGCAATACCAGCAGACGCCAGAGGTGCGCGGCGGCTCCATCATCCGGCGTGACTACTGGACCAACTGGGAAGAGGAAAAGTACCCCGATCTGGAGTACATCCTAGCTTCCGTGGACACTGCCTATACGGAAAAGCAGGAAAACGACGCCTCGGCCCTGACCGTCTGGGGCATGTTCCGGGACGCCAACCAGAACCCCAAGATCATCATGCTCTACGCATGGCAAGAAAAACTGGAAATTCATAAGCTGGTTCAAAGGATTATAGACACTTGCACGGTGGACAAACGACCTATCACGCACCCCCGGTTTCAGGTGGATAAGTTACTTATAGAAGCTAAGGCCTCTGGATTGTCAGTAAGTCAGGAGATTCGCAGGATCATTGGCTTCAATGGTTTGTTCGGCATCGACCTGATCAACCCAACCAAGCAGGGTGACAAGGTGGCGAGGGCGCATTCCGTATTGCATTTGTTCTCTGACGGAATGATCTATGCACCAATCCGTAAGTGGTCCGACGAGGTGATAAACCAGTGTGCCGTCTTCCCCAAAGGCTCCAAGGATGACCTTGTGGACTCGACCACCATGGCGCTGCGTTACCTTCGTGACCACGGCTTCGCCCTCAGGCGGGAAGAACACGAGTTCGACGTAGAGGAAGAGCTAAGGTATAAGTCGAGGCTGGAACCGCTCTACCCGGTCTAGGGGCTTAAATGGCGAGAGATGTAAACACGGGATCGATCCGACTGCTTGATCCGGAGCGACCCAATCCGTTTTCCACATCGTCGGTGATCGATCTTGCCCAGCATCAGGCAAGTAATACCACCATGGAGAATGGCACCGCCAAGATCGAGAACCCTGACGGCTCCTTAACCATTGATTTTGCTCCTAAATCTCCCGCCAAGAAGGGCGGTGACTGGTTTGAAAACCTAGCCGACAGCATTGATGAGGGGGAGCTATCCCGCATTGCAACAGACCTTCTGGACGGCATCATGCTGGATGACCTGTCTCGGAAGGACTGGCTGGACACGCGAGCCCGGGGCATCGGTCTGCTTGGCCTAAAGCTGAATGAGCCGAAGGGAGAGGCTTCAGCCGAGGGCGTCTCTACCGTCCAACATCCTCTTCTGCTGGAAGCCACGCTTAGGTTCCAAGCCAATGCCCGTGGTGAGCTTCTTCCTGCGGCTGGACCGGTGAAAATCCGTAACGACGCACCGGTTGCCCCAAAACTACCTCCTCCACCCGCCCCACCCATGCCGCCGCCCATGCCGCCTCAAATGGGACATAATGGTGG